GCTCTATCTCGCCACGTCGCTCCCGCTGCAGGAGGCGCAGGTCGTGAAGGTCGCCAGCACCGCATTCCTGCTCGGGATCCCCAAGCGGCGGATGCGGCACGCGCTGCGGCTGCTCGTGCGGCACGGCTATCTCGCGTGCGCGACGGCGCCGACGATGGGCACGCCTGGGGCGTACCGGTTCGGGCCGCGGGCGTATGCCCGAGGTGCGGCGCCGGTCACGACGGGGGCCGCCCTGTCCCCCGCTGCGCCCCTCGCGCAATTGTCGCTCCCGCTCCCCCTCAGCGAAGCTGCGGACCATGCCGCGTAACCCGCTCACGCCGAAGCAAGAGGCGTTCGTTGCCGAGTACCTCGTGGATCTGTCGGCAACACAAGCGGCGATCCGGGCGGGGTACTCGCCGAAGCGCGCGGATGCGATCGGGTATGAGAACCTGAGGAAACCTGAGATCGCCGCGGCCATCGCTGCTGCGCAAGCCGAACGCGCCGAACGCGTCGAAGTTACCGCGGATCGCATCCTGCGCGAGCTGGCGATCCTCGGGTTTTCGGACGTGCGGAACTTCCTCGTCGACGATACCGGCCAGCTCTACCTGCGAGAAGGTGCTCCGGAAGAAGCCTGGCGCGCCGTGTCGAGCGTCAAGCACAAGATCCGGTCGTTCACCACGGACGCCGGGACCGAGACGACGCGCGAGATCGAGTTCCGCATGTGGGACAAGAACGCTGCGCTCGAGAAGATGGCGAAGCATATCCGGTTCTATCCGCCGGAGAAGCTGGAACACTCCGGACCCGAGGGGGCTCCGGTGGCGCTTCGTGTCGTGCACGAAGTCGTGGACCCGGCCGTATGACCACGCTGACGTTTCACCGCCGCGTCCCCCGATGGGCGCGCCCGCTGCAGCGCCCCATGCGCTACAAGGGCGCCAGCGGCGGCCGTGGCTCTGGCAAGTCGCATTTCTTCGCCGAGGAAGCGGTCGAGCGGATGGTCACCAAGCCATCGGCACGCATCGTGTGTATCCGCGAAGTACAGCGCTCGCTCAAGTTCTCGGCGAAAGCCTTGGTCGAGGCAAAGATTCAGGAGCTCGGCGTCGCGTCGCTGTTCCTTGTGCTGACGACGGAGATCCGGCGCATCGGCGGCACCGGCCTCATGATCTTCGAGGGCATGCAGGACCACACCGCCGACTCGATCAAGTCGCTCGAAGGGTTCGAGGTCGCGTGGGTCGAGGAAGCGCAGAGCATCTCGCAGCGGTCGCTCGATCTGCTGTTGCCGACGATTCGCGCGGAAGGGTCGGAGATCTGGTTCTCGTGGAACCCGCAGAAGAAGACCGACCCGGTGGACGTGCTGTTCGTGACGCTGCGAGACGGTGCGCTGCGGATTCACACGACGTACCTCGACAACCCGTTCCTGCCGTCGACGCTGCGGGCGGAAGCCGAGCGGCTGCGCCTCGCCGATCCGGACAAGTACGAGCACGTGTGGCTCGGCAAGTACGACCTCGGCGGGAAGGGGCGGGTCTACGCGAAGTTCGTCGACAAACCGTTCCCCGAAGGGAACGTCGACGCCTCGATTCTCGACCGTGGCGGCGAGATCTACGTCGGCCAGGACTTCAACATCAACCCGATGGCGTCGATTATCGCCGTCCGGGCCGTTGACGAGTGCCATGTGCTCGGGGCGCTGCTTATCCCGACGAGCAACACCGAGGAGGTGTGCGAGGAGATCCGCACACGCTATCCGGACCGGCACGTCGTGTTCTGCCCCGATCCAGCGGGCAACGCGCGGCACACGAACGCGAAGGCCGGCGTGACGGACTTCACGATCATTCGCCGATTCGGTTTCGAGGTGCGGGCGCCATCCGCGCATCCCCCCGTCGTGGATCGCGTCAACAACGTGAATACCATGCTGTGCGATGACCAGAAGCGACGCCGCGTGCGCGTGCATCCCGACGCGCAGCACCTCATCGACGCGCTCAGCGGCCAGGTCTACAAGCCGGACACGAACATCCCGGACAAGAGCGGCGGCTTCGATCACCCGAACGACGCCTTCGGCTACCTGCTCTGGCAGGAGTTCAACGTGCTCGCCCCCAACACGATGTCCGTCTCCTCCTTCGCCATCGGCTGACCATGCCTGAGACTCTGCAGCAGACGATCCCGGGCAGCGCGCCTGCCCATGAGAAGCCGAACGCGAAGCGTCCGGAGTACGCGGCCGGCGAATGGCCGCGGAAGCTCTCGCGCGCCATGATGGAGGGGACGCGCGCGGTGCGTGCTCTCGGCACCGAGGCGCTCCCCAAGTGGCCCGCCGAAGAACCCGGCTTCTACCGGCTGCGGTCGCGCATTGCCCAGGTGACGCGCTACTACGCCCGTACCGTGGAAGCGGTCGTCGGCATGATCGTGGCGCAGCCGCCGACGTTCGCCGAGGGGACTGACGCGCGGATCCTGTCGGACTGGGAAGACCTCGACCGCAAAGGCACGCACGGTGACGTGTTCGTGCGCACGCTGACGCAGGAGGCTATCGTCGGCGGGTTCGCGGCCATCCTCGTCGAGGCGCCGCCGGTACCCGAGGGCGTGACGCTGACGCTAGAGAACGAGCAGCGGATGCAGCTGCGCCCGTATTGGGTACTGCTGCGCGCCGAGCAGCTGATTTCGTGGCAGGTCGAAACGCCGAACATGGCCGCGATCCTGTCGGCGTGGGCGGCCGGCGCGATCACTGACGACGCGGTGGCGCGCCTGAGTACGCAGGAAGTTCTACGGCAGGTGGTGATCTACGAACCCACCGACGTCCAGAACGGGGCATTCGGCGTCGTGTCGCGCGACCGGTACCGCGTGCTGCAGCTCGACGAGAGCGGCGTCCGGTTCGCGGTGTGGGAGCATGTCCCCTCAACCGAGGGCACGGCGGAACACTTCCGGCTGATCGATACCGGCGCGATGCTCGGCGCCCGGCGGACGCCCCTGCCGGCGATTCCCCTGGCGATCGCGTACGGGAAGCCGAAGGCGGCGCCGTTCGTGTGTGAGCCCGCGCTGTTCGGCGTGGCTGAGCTCAATCTCGACCACTACCAGCTGACGGCCGATCGCCGGTACCTGATCAAGCACACGCATTCGCCGACGTTGTACCTGTTCGGCGTCGAGTCTGAGCGGGACGAGAACGGCGCCGAGAAGCCGATCAAGGTGGGGCCGAATAGTCTCATCCGGTCGCGGAACGCGGACGCCAAGGCGGGCTATCTGGTGGCGCCCGCCGATGCGCTCGAGTCGTCGAAGGAGGAGCGTGACGAAGTCGTGCGCCAGATCGCGGCGCTCGGAATGTCGTTCTTGGCGAAAGACCGGCAGCAGGGCACCGAGACGGCCAAGGGGCGGTCGCTCGACTTGGCCGCCGAGAACGCGACGCACGCGACGATTGCCCGCGGCGTGCAGGATGCGCTCGAGCAGGCGGGTGTGTTTCACGCGCTGCACCGCGACTGCGCGCCGCCCTCGATCGAGATGCACCCAGCCTATGCCGCCCCCGACGCCGATCCGCAGCTGGCGGCGCTGCTCTGGCAGGCGGTGCTCAACGGGCGCCTCGACGTCGACACGTGGCTCGACTTCCTGCGCACCGGACGCGTCCCCGAGAATCTCGACGTGGCGACGATCACCGAGCGGCTGATGGCGGAACTCGAGGCGGACCGCGCGACGGCGGCGCTCACGGAAGCGGACCGCCAGGGCACGCCGCCCGCAGATGACGAGGGCGCCGCCGCATGACCACCTCTCTCATTCCCGAATACATCGGCGGCCCGCTCTGCGGCGATCCGGTGAAGCATCCCGGCGTGTCTGACGTGACCATCGCGCGGCCCGTGATCGGGCGGGTGACGAATGGGCGCGGCACCTACGTGTACGAGGCGGCGCCGACGGGCGACTTCGTGCTGGTGCAGGATGTGGGGGTGACGTCATGAGCATCACCCTGCACTGATGGATCATTCCCGTGGCCATCGTGTTCGTCGGCTGGCTCGGCGCCTCGTTCGTCGAACGCGACAATCCGCACAGCATTTTGCAAGGGGCACTCGGCGCGGGGTGGTTCGTCGCCTGCCTGTTCATGGCGCTCGCCTTCACCGTGGGGCATTTCGTATGACCGCGCCCGTCGCTTTCGGCCTTGGCATCATTTGCGGTCTCGCGATGATGGGCGCGTTCTGCGACTGGATGCTCGCCGAAGCGCAGTCGCTGCTCAATCAAGCGAAGGCGCTGAATGATGAGGCGCTGGCGCTGGTGGCTGACGATCGCGCAGAGGCCGCGTTTCTCGCCGGGACGATGTGGAGCGATCAGGCCCCAACGTCGCCGGAGACGCGGAAGCATATGCAGGAGGATGGCCACTGGGACGACGAACGCGAAGCCGAGTGGCAGGCTGAGTGGGCGGAGTGGAAGGCGGAAGTCGCGGCGTCGTTTGCCGAATGGTCCCGTTCTGCGTCGGGGGCGACGTCATGAGCCGCAAAGACGATCCGTACTACGACCGAAAGGTCTACCATATCGCCGCGAAGTTCACAGCCGCTGGCCAAGTCTCGGCGCTCTGCTACAAGCGCCCGAAGGCGATTGACCTGAAGCGTGGGCAGTCGTGGACGCTGGTGCCGGAAACGGCGACGTGCCCACGGTGCCGGAGGTTGGCAGGTGTGACGGGCAAGGCGGTGCAACCGTGAGGGTCATCGTCTGCGGTGGCCGCCACTACGACGATGACGCGCGCGTGCGCGAAGTGCTCGACGCGGGCATCGACGGCCAGCCTATCACCGCGATTGCCGAAGGCGGCAGTTTCGGCGCCGATGCGCACGCCGATGAGTGGGCGTGTATGCGCGGCATCCCGAGCACGACGTATAACGCCGAGTGGGCGAAGCACGGCAAGGCCGCTGGCCCTATTCGCAACGCCGAGATGCTGGCGAAGTTCAAGCCTGACGCGGTGATCGCGTTTCCCGGCGGCACGGGTACGGCCGACATGGTCGCGAAGGCGCGAGCGACTGGCGTGCGGGTGATTGAGGTGGCACCATGACCCGCCGCGCCACCACCGACCTGTCGTCACTCAACATCCCCACGCTCGAACACCCGATCGCGTTCGGTGTCTTCGCGCAGGACACCGACCCGCACGAGACGGGCTACCTGACCGTCTGCGCGGACGACAAAGGAATTCGGCTGCGCTGGGCTGGCGACAAGGTCGACGAGTTCACGGGCACGTGGGCGGAACTGCGCTGGTTCCTCGCGGCGATGCAGCGGGAGTCCGCCGATCTCCGGCGCAAAGAGCAGGAGATCGGCGAACTGCGGGAGCAGATCCGGCTTGGGCAGGAGATGGCGGACGACATCGAGCGGGCGAAGTTCTCGGCCCGTCGCGCTGCAGGCGTGCAGGTGGTGCGATGACCCCCGCCGACCGCGCCCAGCGCCGCCTGCACGATCTCGCCGACCGGTTGGAGCCCGGCTTACGCCGCGCGTTCCTCGCGATGGCCGCGAGCCTCACGCCGGAGTCGCTCGCCGAACTGGTGCGCCTCCTCGAAGCCGGGGACCTCGACGGGGCGGTCGCGTATCTCACCGGCAGTCCGCGGGCGATCGCGGCCGTGACGCTGGTCCGCTCGACGTTCGCGGGCGGCATCATCCGCACCATCGGCGCGATTGCGAAGGACGTGACGTTGGGGGACGGCGGGCGGCGGTTGGTGATCGCCGCGCCGGTCGCGTCGCCGGATCTCATCGCCGCCGTGCGTCGGTGGGAAGATGGCGCGTTTGCGCGCGTGTTGGTGGACGTGCGCGCCGGGCTTCGGGAGACGATCGCCACGGAACTGCAGCGCGGCATCGGCCCCAAGCAGGTGGCGGTGCAGCTCAAGCAGGGCGTCGGCGCCGGGCTCACCGACTACGATAGCACCATCGTGCGCAACTTCCGGCGCGAACTCGAGTCGGGGCGGTTCAGCGATGCCAAACGCCGCGCGCTGCGGGATCGCCGGTACGCGCTGCCGAAAGGGAAGCCTCTCACGCCCAAGCAGATCGACACGATGGTCGCGGCCTACGAACGCAAGCTGGTGGCGTTTCGCGCTGAAACCTTCGCGCGCACGGCGGCGATGCAGGCGGCGAACGAGGCGAGCGACATCGGTTGGCGGGAAGCGATTGCGCAGGGATTGGTCCCGGCGGCGGAAGTCCGGCGCTATTGGGTCGTCGCGGCTGACGAACGGCTCTGCGAGGTGTGCGCGCCGATTCCGGGCCTCAACAACAAGGGCGTCAACCTCGACGGCCTGTTCACCACGCCGAACGGCCCGATGCGGTGCCCGCCAGTCCATCCGAACTGCCGCTGTACGACGTGGATCCGCCGCGAACGCGTGGGCGTCCGCCCTGCCCCGCAGCCGGGCACCACGCGCCTGATTCTCACCCCAGCCTGAGACGCTTATGTCTGAACACGCCTTCGACCCCATGCCCGACGAAGAGAGCGAGACGACGATCACCGAACCGCACGCGATCGTCACCGCCAAGCAACTCGCCGACGCGATCACCACCGGCCGGTGGGCGCACGACACGCAGGCGCTGTGGCTCAACACCGCGTTCCCGGCGAAGGGGCGCGACGCGCTTGAACTCACCGCCGATCTCGAAGCGCACGGGATCATGGTGCAGTGGCCGAACCCGGCGGGCGCCGCATGAGCGGAGGACGGGGGACGCCACGGCCCCCGCTGCAACGCCTGCCGTATTGGTTCGCGCGGGATCCGGTGCCACTGTGGAGCATCACCATCAACCCCTGAGGGGACTCGATGTCGCTTAAGCTGTTCGAATCGAAGGACGCGGTCCCGGAGTCGCTGCGCGAATCCGCGATCGAAACGAAGGACGGCAAGTGGGCCGTCGCCGATGTGGACGGCCTCAAGTCGTCGCAGGAGCGCCTGCTCGACGAAAAGAAGAAACTGCAGCAGCGCTACGAAGAGCTCGAGAAGTCGCTCGGCGGACTGACCGCTGAGCAGATCGCGAAGTACCGCACCGACATGCAGCGCCTCGAAGACGAGCAGGCACGCAAGGCGGGGGACTTCGACAAGCTGCTCGAGAAGCGCGTGAACGAGACGAAGGCGGAGTACGAGAAGCGGATCGCTGAACTATCGCCGTACAAGACCAAGTACGAGGACCGTGAGGTGGAGATCGCGATTCGTGACGCGGCCACGAAGGCCGGCGTGATCCCGACGGATCTCCCCTTCGTGCTCGACATCGTGAAGGGGCGGCGCGTGAAGCTCGACGACAAGTCCGGGAAGGTGGTCGTGATCGACAAGGACGGCGACGTCACCGGGCTCACCGTCGACAAGTTCTTCGCCGAGACGTTCAAGGCCGAAGCGCCGAAGTTCTACGGCGCCACGACCGGGAGCGGCGGCGGATCGAATGGCGGCAGCGGACCGAAGGCCCCGGGTGGCACGGCCGCGATCACCGATCAGGCGGGGTTTTTGGCGAACCTCGACAAGATCGCGAAGGGCGAAGTGAAGGTCGCCACGAATTGACGTGGCACCGGGCGCGGAGCGCTCGGCGTAGGACCGCACCACGAACACCCGTAGGACAGCGTCGCGCTGGGCGCGTGCTGATTCGCTCTCTCTCAAGAGGGCGCGTCTGTGCGCGTGCAGCGCGATGGGCATTCGGCCCTCGGCGACGCGCGAACCTTCGCTGAGGACTGCATTCCATGGCTAACACATTTACGGACATCGTCCCGATTCTGGTGGCGCAGGGCCTCCAGACGCTGCGCAGCGCGTGCGTCATGCCGCGCCTGGTCAACACCGACTACAGCAACACGCCGGCCGATCAGGGCGACGTGATCAACCTGCCCATCTACTCGGCGAACGCCGTGACGGATGTGGCCCCGACCGCCGCGCCCTTCCAGGCGCCGGACACGAAGGTCGTCAAGGCGCAGATCGCGCTGAACCAGTGGCGCCGGAACGGCTTCTTCCTGACTGACAAGGAGCAGGAAGAGATCGTCGGCGGCGTGCGCTCGAAGCAGACCGAAGAGACGGTCAAGTCGCTCGCGGAGGACATCAACCGCTACATCTTCCGGCAGTACAAGCGCGTGTACGGCTACGTCGGCACGGCCGGCACCACGCCGTTCGCCACGACCGTGGCCGGCGCGACGGATGCGCGCAAGCAGCTCAACCGTCAGCTGGCGCCGCTCGCCGACCGTCGCCTTGTGCTCGACCCGGACGCCGAAGCCAATGCGCTCGGCCTCCCGCAGTTCTCGGCGGTGCAGAACGTCGGCACGGCCTCGGCGATCATCGAGGGCACGATCGGCCGCCGCCTCGGCTTCGACATCGCCATGGACCAGCAGACGCCGACGCACGTGTCGACGGCCCTGTCGGCGGGTGCCGCGACGGTGAACGGCGTGCAGGCCGTGGCGCAGGGCTCCTCGGACAATGGCCGCACCGGCACGGTGTCGATCGCCAAGGCGACGAACGCGTCGAATCTCGTCGCGGGCGACATCATCAGCTTCGCGGGCGACCCGCAGACCTACACGGTGCTCACCGACGTGACCCTCGCCGTGGGCAACACCACGGTGGCGATCGCGCCGGCGCTGCAGGTGGCGAAGGTCGGCGGCGAGGCGATGACGCTGCGCGCGTCGCACGTCGTCAACCTCGCGTTCCACCGCGATGCCTTCGGGTTCGTCTCGCGCCCCATGCAGAAGGCGTCGGCCAACACGCTCGAGATGATGAGCATGGTCGACCCCATCTCCGGCGTGGCGCTCCGCCTCGAAGTGGTCCGCCAGAACAAGCAGACCCTGTTCGACTTCGACGTGCTCTACGGCGCCGCGTGCGTCCGTCCGGAGCTGGCCGCGCGTCTCGCCGGCTAAGGCGTCGTGAGACTGGCCCGTTCGTCTGAGCGGGCCAGTGCTCACGCCTTCCCATCTGTCCATGTCTGCAAACGACTACGTCCCGGCCCTTGTGGCCCCCTCGCGCCGTCCCGAGACGCTGAAGATCGCGAGCGAGGACACCGACGCCGGGTTCATCATCATCAACGCCGAAGACTTCGACGCGGCGACGATGACGGTGTACGGCGCCGAGCCGAAGGCGACCAAGAAGCCCGCCAAGGCCGCCGAGTAACCCATGCCGCTCACGCTGATCCCCGAAACGGGCGCCTGCCTCGCGAACGCCAACGCGTTCGGGTCGCGGGCGCAGATCACGACGGTGCTTGAGGCGTCGCCGTTCGCGGACGCGTGGGCGGGGGTGGATCCCACCAAACAGGATCAGTGCATCGCCGAAGCCTCGGCGTGGCTGTCGCGGCTGTCATGGGACGGCATCCGCACGACCGAGACGCAGGCGCTCGCGTGGCCACGGGCTTGGATGCAGACGCCGGATAGCTACGCGATTGCGTCGAACCTCGTGCCGACCTTCCTGCTCGACGCCACGGCGCGCCTCGCGTTCTGGCTGTCGCAGCAGGACGCGTCGCCGTACGAAGCGAACGGGTTGCAGCCTGGCACCGAGCTCGCGCTCCCGGGTGGCCTGCGGCTCACGCCAGAAAGCGGCGTCGTGCTGCCGTCGGACATCATGGGGCTCGTCCGTCCCTATCTGCGCGCGTCGGGCGTGGTGGTGTGGGGCTGATGGCGCTCAACCTCGCGAAACTCACCCAGACCGGCATGGCGGCCGCCACCAAAGCGGGCGTCACGGCCTCGATCACGATCACGCGGCCGGTGCCGCCGCCGGATCCGCTGACCGGTGTGCAGAGTGGCGCGGCGGTCTCGCAGACGGTGGATGCCGTGCAGGCGCAGGGGCGGAAGTCGGCGAAGGCGGGTGATGCCGCATGGAGCAGCGTGCGCACGGCGCTGTTCGTCGCGGCGCGCGACACGACGTTCACCCCGCTCCGGGGCGATCTCGTCGCGTTCGCCGGCAAGGCCAGCCGCATCGAAGCGATCGACGAGTATGCGCCGAGCGGCACCGTGATCGGCTGGTTTCTCGGCATCGGGGCCTGACGATGCTGTTCAAGGAGTTCACCGACCAGCTGCACCAGTTCGACGCGCAGGACGTGCGCCGGTTGGGGCTCGACGTCTTTCAGGAGTCGGCGCTGGTCACCGCCGAAGCGGTCGTCATCGGCAACCAGTTCGGCCCGGGCACGCCGCTCGACACGGGGTTCCTGCGGGCATCGTTTCGCGTGAGCAAGAACGCGCCGACGGACGGGCCCAGCACGCCGCCGGTGGTACCTGGGCGGAAGGCGGGCGATCCGCCCCTCTACCCGAGCACCCTCGACACCGCGGCGACGCAGACCGCGTTCCTGGGCGATCGGGTGTTCTGCACGACGGTGGCGGCGTATGCCGAATATCTCGAGGAAGGCGGCATGGTCCGCCGGAATGGCCCGCCGGAGAACGTCGGGTCGCCGACGCCCTTCGTGGCGCCGGTCGAAGCGCGCTGGGAGCAGATCGTCGACGACGCCGCGCGCCGCGTGGGGTACGGCCGATGATCTACGACGACCTCCTCATGGGGATGCGTGGCGTGCTGGTCACCGTGCCGGGACTGCCGGCCGACCGGCGCTGGCTCAACACCACGGCCGAGCCGCCGACCACGACGTTCGTCGAGGACAGCTTCACGAACTTCGACAGCACGTTCGCGGAGTGCGGGCCCGACGCGATGCGCCGCTGTGAGGCGACGTATCGCGTGTCGATTCGCGTCCCGAGCAACACCGATGCCCACGCGGCGCTGCGTCTCGCCTCGTCCATCGAAGACACGTTCGCCGCCATGGCGCTCACCATCGCCGGGTACCCCGTCGAGGTGCTCAGTACCCGAGCCGGGCCGTCACTCCCTGAAGGGGCGTGGTTGCACGTGCCGGTCTCCGTTTCCGTCACTGTCGACCACCAGTAACCGAGGGCTTCACCATGCCTGGCAACGCTACGGCGCGCGGCTACCGCGTCGCCTACCTCAAGGAAGTCACGCAGGGCACGACGCCGGCCACGGCGCCGACCCTGCTCCGCACCATCGGCGGCGGGATGCGCGTCTCGGCGAGCACCGTCGAGAGCGATGAACTGCAGCTGACCGAAGTCTCCGACGTGATCCGCACCGGCGTCGAAGGCACCGGCACGATCAACTTCGAATACAGCTACGGCGGGATTCACCCGATCCTCGAAGGGCTCTTCGGCGGCGTGTTCACCACGAACGTGCTGAAGGTCGGGACGACGCCCACGTACTTCACCTTCGAAGACCAGCTCACCGATATCTCGCGCTATCTCGCGGCGAAGGGCTGCGTGGTCGAAGGTGTGTCCGTCTCGCTGTCGCAGGGGCAGAAGATCACGGGCAGCATCACGTATCGCGCCCTGACGCCGCCGACCTCAATGGCGGTCGCCACAGTGTTCGGGGCGGCGCCGACGGCGGCCCCGACG